CGACTTCCCGCGTTTCCCGACTTTGGCCGGAAGACTACGACCCGTATAGGGTTAATACAATACGTGGTACATAACTGCGCGTACTGGGGGTGTTCACGTCAACGCAGTTGATACCCCGCTCAGCTCGAAGTCTTGGGCCGAAAGTCGGGATACGCGGGAAGCCGAAGCGCCGCACCCACTCTGACCTGCGAGGACGGCCCTTCCCGGGCTTCCCGCGTAACGCGGGACGTAACGCGGGAAGGGCCCTGCCTCAGTCCAGCAGGAAGACACCGGCGTCGGTCACCATGCGGTTGATCACCCGCTGCGCCGTGACGTCGGCGCTAGCCACCTCGTTGATCGTGAAGTTGTTGACGATGGCGGGGCCACCGGCCGGGACGCTCTGGGCCACCCCTGAGCGCCGCACGCGGGTGCCCTGGGCCGACTGGGCGGCCAGCTGCTGCGCGCCCGTTACAGAGGCCGTGCCGACCGTCGGCGAGGTCACACCGGCGAACGGTGACAGTGCGGCGGACGCCAGCGTGCGGGACGCCATCTCGCTCGCCCCCGCCATCGAGTCGATGCCGTTGACGAAGCCCTGGCCGACCTGCTGGCCGATGGTGGCGAACACGGTCGACGGCGAGTGGATGCCCAGGAACGACTTGGCCGCGTCGACGGCCCCCTTCGCCAGGTCCTTGATCGCCCCGCCGAGCGCGCCGCCCATCGACTTGACGCCGTTGATCAGACCCTGGATCAGGTCCACGCCCGCGTCTTCCAGCAGGATGCCGAACTTTCCCACCGCCTGAAGGATCTTGAGCGGCAGCTCTGTGAACAGGTCGAACACCAGCTTCAGCTGGTTCTTGACGACCTCGCCCATCGAGCGGAACGCGCCCGAGAAGTCACCCTTCAGCAGCGCCGCCACGGCGTTCAGCGCGGGGACGACCACCGTCGTCAGCTGCTGTGCCAGCCGTCCGGCCAGGATGGCGGCCAGCTCGCCGATGAGTCCGATCAGCGGGGTGATCAGCGGCATCAGCTTTTCCAGCAGCTGCGCCGCCAGCAGGCCGAACTGTGCCAGCACGGGGGCGAGGGCGGTAGCCACCTGGACGATGGCGTCCGTCAGCTGGGTGAGTGACGGCTGCAGCGCGAGCAGCAGTGCATTGAGCGGCGGCAGCAGCGCGCCGACCAGCGCGTTGAACGCGTCAAGGATCGGCTGCAGCAGGGTGGGCAGTACACCGAGGATCGGTCCCAGGACGGACGACAGGATGTTGCCGACCGTCTGGACGACCGGTGCCAGGGCGGTGAAGGTCTGGGCCAGGGTGGCGATGATCGGTGTCAGGATCGGGCCGAGCTGCGCGATCAGCTGACCGGCGATCACCAGGATGGGCGAGATGGCGCCGACCAGAGCGCCGATCGCGGTGACGACCGTACCGAGGACGGGGGCGAGCGCGTTCAGGATCGGGGTCAGCGCTGCACCCAGGGTGCTGATCAGCTGCGCCGCCAGAGGCAGCACGGGCGCGATGGCCGTGGCGATCGACCCGATGGCCGTGGCGATCGACGTCAGCACGCCGCTGTCCGCCAGCTGGTTGATCGCCTGTCCCAGGGCCTGCGCGACCGTGGCCACGGCGGGTGCCAGTGCCTGCAGCGCCGGGCCGATGGCGTTGACCGCCGAGACGATCGCCGGTCCGAGCGCGGTGAAGATCGGGACCAGCTTCGGCGCGAGCCCGCCGAGCTGCGTGGCCACGGCCGCGATGATCGGCCCGAGCTGCTTGGCCACGGTGGCGATCGTTCCGAAGATCTGCTGAAGGGCGTCAGCCCCCTGGGCCGACTCTACGAAGGCCCGGACCTGGCCCGTGATTTCCATCAGGTTGTTGAGCAGGCCGCCGCCCGCAGTGTTCCCGGCCTGGAAGACCGAGAACAGGATGTGGCCCACGTTGCTGATGATCGAGCCCAGCTGGGCGAACACGTTCAGCGCGGTGTCCACCCACGCCACGGCCTTGCCGCTGTTGGCCGCGTCGACCAGAAAGCCATTGAGCTTGCCGGACACGGTCTGGATGCCGCTGGACAGCTGCGACCCGAACGCCTTCGAGACGACAGCGCCGATGGCAAGGAACCCCTGGATCACGTCCTGCGCCGCAACCCCCAGCCCGCTGAGTGCGGCCGTGGTGCCGCTCAGGATGGTGCTGATGTTGGCCACACCCTCGGTCGTCCGCAGGAACCCGAGGGCCTGAGCGGCGGCGGTGCCGAACTGGGTCGCGATGTTCGACAGCCCCGTCTTCAGCGGGCCGCCGAGTGCCTTGGCGGTCGCGCTGATCTGGCCGATCAGCGGCGCGAAGAACGAGTCCTGCACGCTGTTGCGCAGGTCCGTGAAAGCGGGCTTCAGCGTGCGCACTTCACGGGCCGCCGCCTTGGCCTTCGGCGACAGCTTGTCGAGACTCTTCTCGAATGCCTTCGCGTCGCCGGTCAGCGCCGCGCCGAAGGCGTCGCCCACGCCCGAGAACGCCAGCTTCAGCGTGCCGAGGGCAGCCGCGAACCCGAGCACCACGGCGGGGCCCGCGGCCAGGATGCCCGCGGCCGGGGCCAGGGCGGCCGTCAGGTTCACGATGCTGGTGGTGGCGGACGCGGCCGCGATGCCGAGAGCACCGAACCCGAGCAGGCCCGTCAGTGCCTTGCCGGTGGTGGCGAAGGCGGACGACAGGGCGCCGAGCGCGGACTTCAGACGGGCGGTGTTGACGTTGGCGTCCACGTCCGCCCGGATGGTGGGGTTGCGCATCTCGCGGATGCGGCGGTCGAAGCCGCTGACGTCCGGCACCACGCGGATGGGAATCTGGATGCCCGCGGTCTGGGCGATAATGTCCCGCCGCCACTGCGCCGCGTTGACCTTGGGAATGACAACGATCTCAAGCGGGCCGGGCAGCTTGATCTTCCGAAGCGCGATCTCGAACGCGGTCAGGTCCGCTTCGATCTCGATCGTGGCGGGCGACACCTGCCGGATCGCACGGGTGATGGCGCGCTCGATCCGCTGTCCTGCGATGCGGGCGCCCCGGTCCAGCGCGCGGGCCAGCTTCTCGGCGAGCTTGTCGGCCGCGTCGATGGCGGGCCGGTCTTCCAGCGTGATCGTGACGAAGCCTGCGCCCAGGTCCTCATCAGCCACGGTCGCCCCTTCCGGTGGTGTGGGCGTCCCGGCCTAGCGCGCAGCGGACCGTCCCAGTCTAGCCGCGGTGTGGAAGTCTCGGCCCTGCTGCGCTACACTGGTGGCAACGCAACCACACGAACCGGGACCATGAGAGAAGAGACCATGCAGCGTCTGAGTATCGCCGGACTGACGGGGCTGGCCCTGGCCGCCACCCTGCTCACCGGCTGCGCCAGCGGCACCAGCTGTGACGACGATGACGACAGCACCGTGATGGTGATGTTCCTCGGGGCGGACGGCCGCTACCACTACGGCTCGCCCACGGGCAGCGCCGTGCCGGACAGCAAGGTGCCGAAGTCGGCCCGCACCGCGCCGGGCTACAAGGCGCCCGCCGCCCCCGCGCCGAAGGTCGACACCAAGAAGGCGCCGTCAGCGCCGAAGCCCGCCGCCCCCGCGCGGCCCGCAGGGAAGCGGTGACCCCATGGGATTCAGCTACGGCGCCTACTTCGTCTACGGCGTCCACGTTCCGGCCGACCGCTTTCCGGACAGCCACGTCTGGGCCGAGGCCGAGCGGCTGGACGGGGTCATCCGCGAGCTGGGCCACCTGACCAACAGCTTCGGCCTGAGTCACCTGACCGCGGGCGACTACGACCGCGACATGCTGTTCCTCTGCATCAACATCCCCGGCGTCGACAGCGAGGTGAGCCTCGGCAGCTTCTCGCGGGCCATGCCGACGGCGGCCGTCCCGAAGGTGTGGGACGACGCGCTGAAGCTGCTCGCCCGCGCGGCCGGGTACGGCGACCTGGGCAATCCCGCCTGGACCGTCGTACCCGACTGCAGCTGACGCAGCGCCAAGGGACCCCACCGGTGATCCGGTGGGGTCCCTTCGTCGTTCACCCGTACATGGCGTCCGCGGCTGCGAAGCGGGCCATGAGGGCCTGAGCCGCGTCCTCGGTCAGGCTACCACCGGCCGGGGCCGCGCGCCCGCTGGCGGCCTGCTGGCGCCGCTTCTCGCGGGCTTCCTTCGGCTCGGCCGTCAGCTGCGCCGAGACGCGCCGCCACTCGGCATCGTCCTTCGCGTTGCGGCGCAGCGTCGCTTCGAATGCGGCGAGCAGCTGGTTCAGGTCCCACCCGCGCGGGTCGACGCCGGTCAGGGACAGCTCGCCGAGCCAGCTGTCCCAGCTATCGGCCGCGACCATGGTCAGCCGGTAGACGGTCCAGTACCGGCGTCCGGGTTTCCCGAGCCGCCACCGTACAGCTCGGCGACCCACTCGATCAGCTGCAGCAGCACCCGCTGCGGAAGCCGCACGCTGACGAACGCGGCGGCCGACTCGGGCAGCATGAAGCCGATGAGGAACTCGCGCATAGAGCCTTCCAGCTCGGCCAGCGTCTCGGCGTTGATCTCTTCCGCCGCCTTGCCGGGCTTGCTGCTGGTGCCCTTCTTGCCGGTCAGACGGATCTGCAGGTCCTGCAGCTTCGTGTATGCGGCGAGGAACTCGCCCCCGACCGCCTCGGGCTCGAACTCGAACCGGTGCGGGCCGACCACCGCGACGTGCGGTTCGGTCCGGATCTCGAACACCTTTTCCATGGCTCACCTTTCAGGCCGCTGGTTGCCCGGCCAGCTTACCGCTTCACCGGCCGACCGGCCGACCCCACCGGGACGACGTGCTGGGCACCGTCTGCCGCTGTGCCGCGGGGTTGTGGGTGCGGGCGGGCAGGTCGGCATCCAGGTACATGGCCGCATAGCGGGCCGCGTCCATCGAGTGATCGTGGACCTTCGCGGGGTGCTCGCGCGGGATGCCGTCGGCCCCGCGTTCCATCGCCCAGACGTAGCCGGTCACCTCGCCCAGGAAGCCGCGCGGCCGCTTCTGCGCATCGGCTACCAGGTCCCGCCCCATGAGGGCGTCCCGGCAGACGAACAGCCGGGGCCGCCCGTCGCCCGCCGCGCGCATGCGGGCCGCGACGATCTGCACCCCGCGGGACACGTCCTTCTTGGCGGCCACGGTGGGCATGCCGATATGCCGCGTGAAGGTGGCCCGGTCCTCGGCATCGTGGTCCGCCACGATGGCGTCCGGCCGGTAGCCCGTCAGCTCTTTGATCCGCTTGGCGAAGTCCTCTACCAGCTGCTGGGTCTGGTGCAGCTCGCGGTTGAGGTACATGCGGCCGTCACCGTCGACCAGCCATTCCTGCCAGACGGCGGGGTTTGAGTACCCCCAGTCGATCGACCAGATGATCCTGCAGTCGTCCGGGTTCGGCATCTCGCTGCGCGACAGGACGTTGACGTCGTCGCGCCACGTGTCGTAGACCATGCCTTCCGCAGCGACCCACAGGCCGTCGCGGTAGCGCATCTTGCGGACGCCGGTCAGCCCGGACAGGAACCCCAGATAGTCAAGCCCCGACTCGGTCCACGTCCCGTCGCTGTTGCAGAGATACGGGTTGTCCTCGTGCTTCGACGTGTAGAGCCGCAGCGGGTTGTCCGGCGAGTCGGCCCGTTCCTTCAGCCAGTGCTTCGGATGGTCCGGGTTGCAGGCCGAGACGATCTGGCGGTACGTGTCGGCCGAGCCGCGCAGACGGGTGAGCAGCGTCTCGTAGGCGACCACCGAGACCTGGTTGGCCTCATCGATCAGCACCCGGTCCAGCGACATGGACAGGACCTTGCCGGGGTTGTCCATGCCACCCGGCATGATCATGCTGCCGTTGGCGTAGCGGTAGCCCGCTGGCTTGCTGGCCGAGCCGCCGAACCACTTGACCTTCCCGGACGCGAGCTCTTCCTTGGCCACGAACTGTTCGAAGGCGACCAGGGTGGACGCGGTCAGCGACGCGTGCGTCTGGCGGACGATCAACGCTTGCAGCCCGCGCACCCGGCTGGCGTCCGCGTGCAGCTTCATCAGTGCTGCAACTGTCTTCCCGGTACCAGCCGCACCGACGATCAGCGCTTCCTTGCCCTGGTCGCGCATGAGGTCCGCGGCTGCGCCCCGGACGACGAAGTCACGCACGCGGCCGGTCCTCGAAGATGATGCGGATGCCGCCGCCGCTGGCGTCCGTGTCGTCTTCCTTCGGCGCCCCGACGCCGTTCAGCTTGTTGATCGACTCGACCAGGCGGCGGGCTTCGTCCACGGCGCGCAGCCGGACCGCGCGGTCGTCCGCGTTCAGCTCGTTGCCGTCCTGGTCGTAGACGGCGGGGGTTTCCTCGGTGATCATCTTGACGGACTCGCCGTACAGGTGGGCGAGGCGCAGGTTCGCTTCGTCGCGGTACTGGTCCGCGGTCATCTCGGCCCGCATGGTGGCCGCTGCCATGGCGTTGCCGACAGCGCGAAGCGCTGCTGCCGGGCTGTCGAACCCACACGCGCTCGCGACCTCGGGCCAGTGCGCACCGTCGCGCCGCATGCGGATCGCCCGGTCCAGGTTCACCTGGGCCACCAGGTCATCGGCGATGTTGTCGGCCACGGGGGCCCCCTTCCGTCGACCACCAGGGTATCCGGCCGGACAGCCCGGACCAGTTCCTCGCAGGGTGTTGCATTGCACCCTGAACTCAGGTACCGTTAGGTCTGTCAGCAGGAAGCAACAACGAAGGAACACACCATGAGCGGCACCGTCCAGTACCGGGTCACCCTCTCTTCCCTCGCCTTCAAGTCCCGTCAGTACGTGGTCGACGGCCTCGCCGAGGGCAAGATCAGCGAGGTCGACCGGGACGACGTCGCCCGCGCCGTCCGAATCGCCAAGAACATGGCCGAGCTGGACTACATGGCCATCATCGTGGCGCCGTCGGTCGTCAAGGTCGAGCGGCGCACCGGCCCGAAGGCCGAGTGGCGCCAGCTGACCACCGCGTACCGCCTGCAGCCGGGCACACCGATCCGGGTGTGGACCTCAGGCATCTCGGGTGCGGTCTACATGCAGGTGGTCTTCGGTTCCTGGCGCAGCCGGGGTGACGGGTCGCAGGACATGTACACCACGGACGGTAAGCGGATGGGCAACTACGTCGCCTCGGACACCTTCGAGATCCTGTTCGAGCGCAGCGCGGTCTGAACGGATGCAGCTGAGCCCCCGCGAGAGTCAGGTCTCGCGGGGGCTCAGCCACGCAACCACCCGACAGGCACCACCGGGACCGGGGCGGACAGGCCCAGGGTACCACCGGCGGACGGCATGGCAGCGCCCCCGGCCGGGACGGTGGACGGGGGCGGTGCCGGAACAGCGGAAGGCAAGAACCACTCTACCGTGACGCATGTCATGATCAGACCCGCTGGCGTGGTGCAACCACCCCATGGTATGGGGTACAGTTGAATGGCAACCACAGGAACCGCTACCCGAGGCGGAAGCCATGGCATTCGAGCCGTACCCGAGCAAGAGGAACGATCCGGACTGGTCAGAATTCGCAGACGCTCACGACCTCGCCCGGCAGCCCCGGCCGGTGGCCCCCGCCACCCCGCTGCCCGAGCTGGACGTGAACGCCATGATCCGGCTGGTCGAACAGACGCAGCGCGTCCAGTCGGCCATTCACGAACCCGAGCGCGAGAAGCTGCCGTGGTGGGCCAAGCACCACTCGGCCAAGACCGTTTACTGGACGGTGGCCGTCCCGACCCTGGTGTCCGGCTGCGCCAACATCGCCGCACATGAGTGGGGCGCCACCGGCCCGGCCGTCACCGGCGGCCTGGTGTCCGCCGCTTCCATGGGCCTCGGCGTCCTGGGGCTCAACAACAAGTGGCGCAGCCAGGGGCTGGCGGTCATGCTCGCCGGTGTGGTGGGCGGCGCGGCCTGGTCCGCTGCGGCGGCCGGTGGCGGCTGGACCGAGGTAATGGCGTGGCTGGCCTCGGCCGGTGCGACGCTCGGGTTCAAGCTCGTCTGGAACCGGAAGCACGCCGAGTCAAAGGCGAAGGTCGCTCTGACCGAGGCGAAGGTCCGGACCGAGATGGCCAAGGGTGACGCGGTCAAGTCCGCCTCGGCCATCCGCGACAGCCTCGGGCTGATGCGTCTGCAGCAGATGCAGCGCGACGCCCTGGCGGCCGCTGCGCCCGCGCTGCAGGGCGCGACGCCGGAAGAGACTGCGCTGCGACGCGCGGTGTGGGACGTCTTCCAGGTTGAGCTGTACAGCTGCAACGTGCGCTACACCCGCACCGGGTGGGTTGCAACGGTCGGCCTGCCCGTCGCGCTGTCGCGCAACGTGGCACACGCCGCATGGGACAAGGTCTGCAGCGCGTTGCGCGCCGACGGCCGGTTCGTCATCACGGACGGCCGCCTCAGCAACGAGCTGGAAGTCAAGTTCCTTGACAACACGAAGGTCAACCGCGACCCCATGCCGTGGGACGTGTCGGTCATGCCGGACAACCGGGGCGGCCTCATGAGCATCGGCGTCAACACCGAGACCGGTGAGCCGGTGCACGTCCAGTTTGACGAGCGGCTTCTCGTCTGCGGCGCCTCGGGCACGGGCAAGTCCTGGTCCACCCGGCCGATGCTGGCCCACGCCCACCTGAACGGCGACCTGATCATGATCGACGGCAAGGGCGAGGAAGCCAACGTCTGGCGCAGCGCGTGCCGGGTGGCTGTCGAAGCGGAAGAGATCGAGCAGGCCATCGACGCGGCGCACGCCGAGATGAACGAGCGCAAGCAGATCATGTCCGTCCGCGGCATCTCGGTGTGGGACGGCCCGCAGCTGACCGTGTTCGTGGACGAGAACCAGGTCGTACTGTCGCTGATCAGCGCGGACAAGGGGCGGCTGCAGCGCTACCGCGAGCTGAGCAGCCTCGGCCGCTCGCGCGGCGTGGTGCTGTGGCTGGCCACGCAGAAGCCGACCATGAGCGGCACGGCGCCCGGCATCGACTCGATGATGGCGGGCAACTTCCTGAACCGGTTCTCGCTGCGCGTGGCGACCGAGCAGGAAGCCCGCACCGCGCTGGACGACTGTGCCCACTACGAGCCCAACAAGATCAGCGATGACCGGGCGATGCGCGGCCACGGCTACTGGAAGGGCTACGGCTCGGCACTCATCCGGACGTGGACGATGGACGACGCGGCCGTCCGGCGGCTGCCGGTCAGCGTCTGGACTGGTGGCAGCGAAGAGTCTCTGGAAACCAGGGCGAAGCGGTACCTCGCTGCCAATCCCGACTCGTCCCAGCGGGCCGTGGCCGCCGCCCTGGGCGTCCCCGAGTCGACGCTGAGGAAGGCCTTGAAGGGGGTATAGCAGGCCGCGCACCGCACCGCGCACCAGCTGCGCCGAGGGCCCGCCAGCAAGCCGCTGGCGGGCCCTTCCTGTGCCGTGCTGGCGCACCCCGTGCGCAAGGGCGTGCGCGGCCCCTGACCTGGCCGGACATGACGAAGGGGCCCCTGCCGCAGCAGGGGCCCCTTCGCGGTTCGTCAGCGCTTGTAGAGACTGGCCCACAGCTCTTCCAGCTCGGCGGGCCACGGGCACTCGTTCTCGCAGTAGTCGACGTGGCTGCCGCACTCGCAGTCCGGCGCCCGGTGCAGCAGGGCCACCTTCATCCAGCCGCTGCGGGTGCTCTCGGGGGCGCCGTCGGCGACCACGCTGAACGACCCGTCGGTGTAGTTCTGTGTGCTGGTGACCGGGCCGTAGCTCGTCCCTTCCAGGTCGCCGACGAAACGGAAGCGGTCGCCGAAGGCAAGCTGGTTGAACTGGATGATCCGGACCGGGGCGGTGGTGGCCATGGTGTGTTCCTCTCTCGCGGTTGCTTACAAGAGCAGACTACAGGGCGGGGGCCGCATGTGCAACCCCCGCCCATAGTGTCAGCGGTCGTAGCCCTCGGGGTCGCCGAACATCTCGGCGACAAGCTGGACCTGGAAGTCCCACGTGCGAAGGTCGTCCCGGTCGTCCAACGCCCCGTCCAGCACACCCATGAGGTTCTGTGCGACTTCGTCCGCCGGGACGTAGTCGCCGTGGTAGATCACCCGGAAGGTGCCGTGGATGACCTTCGTGCTGCGGGGCCCGTTGCCGTCGTGCGGTCCTTCCGGCGCCGGACCGATCATCAGGTATCCGGTGCCCGCCCGAAGCTCGGGGACCGGGGTTCCCTTCACGATGCGGTCCCAGTCGATCGGTTCGGTGCTCACGTCTCGTCCCCCAGCTTCATGTCGTAGAACAGCGGCGGCAGCAGCACGGTCACCGGGTCGGTGGCACCGGCGTTCTTGGCCCTGCTGGCCGCAACGGCCAGGACGCTGGCCTCGGCGTGCTCGCGCAGGGTCTCGGGCATCGAGTCCCATGAGGTGCGCTTCATGGTGATGACGCCGGTGTAGGCCCGTCCGTCGCACATCGCCGCGGCCGCGATGTTCACCATCGCGATCACCTCGGCCGGTGCTTCGGCCTGCTCGATGCCGTCCCAGTCGATCGGTTCGACGCTCACGTCTCGTCCTCGCTCTCTTCCCCCGGCTCGGTCCGGCGGGCTGCCCCGTCATCGGTCGGTGCCCAGTAGAACCCGGTGTACAGGTGGCCGGGGCCACCCCGGTCCAGGTGACCCTGGAACGTGGTGGCCCCGCACTTGCAGGCGGTGTCGCTCATCAGCTCTCGTCCACCGCACCGGCCGGGCGGCCGTACGTGACGTCGCTCTCGCTGACCGGCTGCACCGAGGTGTAGTCAACCTGCTGCGGCCGGTCGGTGGCGGGCTGTGCCTGGCTACCGGCGGCCGCCTGCTTGGCTACCCAGTCGGTGCCCGGCTTGTCGTTGCTCATGGTGTGTTCCTCTCGGTTGGTTGCTGGTATCAGCCTACCGCCCGGGGGCTGCGGTTGCAACCCCCGGGCGGACGGTCAGTCGTTGTTGCGGTCGTAGGCCAGCAGCGCGCGGGCGACGGCGTCCAGCCGCAGCATGAGGATGCTGTCGACCAGGGCGGGCAGCCGGTGCGGCTCGTTGGCCGAGAGCTTGAAGTAGCCCCGGACGACCGCCTCGGCAACCACCGGGCCACGGATCTCGGCCGCCTCGAACAGCACCGTCAGCGCCCGTGTGCCCTTGGCCACAACGGCGTAGTGGCGGGGGTCCCACGCGGCGGTGCCGGTGGCCAGCACGTAGTCCTTCACGGCGGCGGTCAGGTGCTCGCCGACCGTGGCCCGCGGCGCACCGTGCCGGTGCTCGAAGACCGCACGGGCACTGCTCGCAGCCGCCGTGTCGCCGTGGTGCGGGAAGTGCTGCGGGCAGAGGGTCCGGCCCTGCCACACGTACTCGGCGGCGGTCTCGCAGTGACCGGTGGTGAACTGGCACTTGACGCTCATCTTGGGTTCCTCTCTCGCGGTTGCTTACAAGAGAACCGTAGCACTGCTGCCCCAGCAACGCAACACCCCGCCAGCAACCGGGGGGTCTGCTGGCGGGGTGCGGGGCCTTGCGGCCGCGGGGGGTGCAACCAGCCTAGGGGGCGGCTTCGTATGCTACCGACCCCCAGGGGCTGCGAGCCTCACGGTGTGTCACGAATGTGACTGATCGTCAGTCGAGTGCGGCGACGTCGGCAGGGTGGTACATCGGGATGCCGTCGACCAGCGTGGCCGGAAGCTTGCCGCGGGACTTCCAGCTGCGGACGGTACCCGGCCGGACGCCCTTCAGCTCGGCGACCTCACCGGTGGTGAGCAGCTTGACCGAGGGGTCGCGCCGCACGGCCTGGTCCGCCTCGGCCATGGTCTCGGCCAGGTGCTCGTCAAGCTTCTCGGTCCAGTAGGACGACAGGCCGTCCGGCTCGGGCAGCGAGGCGCCGAAGTCCTCGCCGTCGAAGTCCATCTGCAGCTCGGGCGTGGGCCAGATCCGCGGGCCGCTGGCGGCCGCCTGAGAGATCGAGCGGTAGCCGCCGGTGTCCTCGGACGCGGCAAGGGCTGCCGGGCCGCTGGCGCCCCTCTGCAGGGCCGTGGCGGGGCCGTCCTGCCCGCCGCCCAGGACGGCCGCCAGGTTGACGTCCGCACCCTGGCCGATCCGGAAGCGCTGGATCTCGCCGAGCTGAACGGACAGCTGGCCGTCCGTCGCCGCGAAGCTGCGGGTGAGGCGCCACACCGCGGCCCGGCTGATCCGCTTGCCGAGGCCCTTGCCGTTGGCGGCGCGGTTCGCGTGCCACAGCAGCAGGCCGCTGCGCCGCTGCTGCTCGATATCCGTACCGGTGCGGTAGGCGACCACGCGGCGGGCGACGAAGGCGACGCCCTCGCCCGCGGCGGTCATCGCCAGCGGGGTGAAGGCCATAACGACAGCCTCGGTAGCGGTCGGGGCCAGCGCGATGCCGACGGCCGAGGCGGCCAGCGGCACCAGCCACATGCCGAGCCGGACTGTGGCGGGCGTGTGCTGCCCCATGAGGGTGACGGCCAGGGCCACCAGTGCGCAGATGAGGGTGGCGCCCTCACCGGCGGCCACCAGGCCGAGGGCCGATGCGCCCCGGTGCAGCACGTTGTCCATGTTGACGTACGTCGCAACGGCACCCGCAACACCCACGGCCGCCATCGGCGTTGCCGCGAGTCCGAGGACCGCGGCCTGTCCCTTGCTGAGCTTGATCATGATCCGCCCCGTCCCTTCGTCGCAACGAGTGCGACGGCCAGTGCTGCTGCGAGTGCGACGCCGAGCGGCCAGTCCGCGGGACGCGTTGCGTCCGTCGCGGTCACCGCTGCAGCTGCGACGCTGAACCAGGCGACCCCGCGCAGCAGTGCGTTGCGCTTCATGGTCCGCCCTTCGTTGGGGACGGGCGGCCCGGCCTGTCGTCATCCGGGCGGCCCGTCGTCTTTCTGCCCTCAGTGTTGCACCACCGTCGCAGGGTGTCAAGTCCTGCGACGGTGGTGCTGCTGCGCGTTGCAGCGGGGTGCAACGCGCTGCGGTCAGTCCTGCTCGGGCCGCACCAGCGACACGCTCAGGCCGCCCTGTACGCCGTTCTGCCGGGCCCACAGGTTGAGCGTGCCGCTCAGGTCCGGGTGCACCGTGCGACGGCTGCCCAGCACCTGCCACAGGCCGCAGATGTGGTAGACGGTCCCGGTCACCCGGACGCCGTCCGGCGCCACGAAGGACGCCTCGCCCCCGACGTGGCTGTCCATCAGGACGCGGACCTCGGTCACCGCGGCGGCCGCGGGGGCGACCATCCGGCGGACGTCGTCCACCGTGCCGCCGCGGTCCAGCAGGTCGAGTACCCGGCGCGCCAGCTCGGTGTCCGGGGCGCCGACTACCTCGGCCGTCCGCGGCTCGGGCTCGGCGGCCTTCGGCTCAGCCACCACGGCCGCGTCGCGCTCGGCGGCCTGCTGGGCGGCTGCGACCCGGGCGCGGTGCGGTGCGGTCATCGCCCACCCGGTCACACTGTTGCGGCACGGCTGGCCTGCGGCTGCGTGGCACAGTCCGCACTCAGTGTCCAGTGCGGCCTTCTGCCACACGGTCAGCTCGGCCGCCCCGGCCCGGTCGTGCTCGTAGCGTGCCTGCCAGACCTGCCGGTCCACGGTGTAGAGCGGCGAGTCCGGGTGGGCAAGGCGGTAGCTGCCCGGCTGACCTTCCCGGCGGAACTTGACGTGGTCCGGGGTGCCGAACCTGCCAGACGGAACGCGCGGCCCGACCAGGTACGCGACGCCTTCGACCTCTACGCGGATCTCGTTGCTCATGTCCTTTGGCCTCTCTCGGTACTGTGATGTGCGATGGGGGGCCGAGCCGTTTGCCCGGCCCCCGGTTGTCTCGGTTGTCCAGCGGTTGTCTAGCGGCGGTCGTCCTTGACCCGAATGTCGAAGTCGCGGGCGGTGTCGACCTTGAACAGCTGGCGCAGCCAGTTGCGGGTGCAGCCGAGCGGGGTCCCGCCCGAAGCCTTCAGGCCGCGGTCCTCGTCCTCGCCGTACCACGCGCCGCCCTGGTGCCTGGTGGCGATGTACAGCTGCGGCTGCTCGGCGAAGCCGTGGCCGCCGGTCACCCAGACGGTTGCAGTGTCGTCATAGTTGATGCTCAGGTAGACCACCACCGGGCGCTTCGCGGCGGCCCGCTCGGCCGCCTGCTGCTCGGCCTCGGCCCTCTCGGCCCGCAGCTCGGTGGTCAGCACCCGAGTGCGGTGCGGGGTGGCCCGGCGGCTGCGCGTCCCCGCGGTGTACGTGCACGGCGCGCCGGGGGCGGCCTGGCAGAGGACGCACTTGATCAGCAGCGCACCCCGCTGCGCCGGGGTCAGGGCGTCCACTGCTCGGACCTCGCTGGCGTAGAGCCACTCGGCCCGGTCGGTGCCGTCGATCCGCACCAGGTACTCGGCCGTTCCGCGGCGTGTCACCTTGCCGTCAACAACGGTGCCGAGGGTGCCAGCCTTCAGCGTGGTCTGGCGGTAGGCGAACCGCTCGATCACGGTGTCTGCGACGATCTCGACCTGAGCACCGTCGGCGATCATCTCGACCGGCTCGTCCTCGGTCTCGGTGGTCTCGAACATCGCGACCGCCTCGGCCTGCGTGAGGCCGGTCGGCGCAGCGGCCGGGGCCTCGGCGAACTCGATGACGGCGGCCTGGCTGCCGACGGCGTCCTGGCCCTCGGCCAGCCCGGCGTAGTAGGCGGTGCGCTCGGCGGCCTCGGCCTGAGCGGCCTGCGCCTTCAGGCAGCGCTTGCAGGTGACGTCCTTGCTCGTCCAGCCGTAGCGCTCGCTGGCCTTGTTGCTGCCGCCGCACAGCAGGATCTTGTGGTCGGCGCCGGGGCGGAACTGAGCGTGGACCGCGCCGCCGAGGGTGAGGTTCTTGTTCATCGTCTTTCCTTCCGTCGGTGTTCCTTGCGATGCCTCTACTATGCACCATGCCGCCAGGTAGATGCAACCCCCGTTCATACCGACTTTTGTACCGGCCTTCTGTACCGTGTTCTGTGCCCGAACCATTCGAGTTCCGGGCAGCACGCAGCAGCCCCCGCCGCGGGGTGCGACGGGGGCTGCTGCGCTGCGGGTCAGAGGTCGATGCCGAGGTACCGCCTCACGTCCGCCCGGATGTTCTTCAGGGTGCGGCCGTCGCTCGGTGTCTTGGCGATCGTGATCGACTGACAGCCGGTGCGGCTGACGCGCCAGTGTCCGCCGCCGGTGGTCTTCACGGTGCAGCCCTCTCGCTGCAGCACCTTCAGGATCGCTTTCACTTCTCGGGCCATGCCGACGCTCACGGGGGTTCCTCTCTCTAGGTTGCTTGCTACGAGTAAAGCAGGGCGGGGGTCGACGTGCAACCCCCCGCCCTGGAAGATCACGGCTGGTGACGGTGCTTGTTGCAGTAGCCGCCGTCTACCTGGCTGCGCCGCTTGCACGGCCCGTTGCGGGTAGGTGCCTGGCACCAGTTGCGCGGGTCGTGGCCGGGACACCAGCGGCCGCTGCTGGCCTGGTTCAGGCACCCGTATCCGCGGCTCGTCACGGCCGCACAGAGTACGCCGCTCACGGTGCCGCCACCTGCGGCAGGTCCAGCCCGCCGGACGGCCGCATCTGCTCGATGACCCCGGCCAGCCACTCGGGCATGTCGGGATTGTCGGCCGCCACATCCCGACCGGAACGAACGGTGTACCAGCGAGCTTCGTGGCGGTCGACGCCGAGCCGCTGCGACCCGTCCGCGGCGGGCTTCAGTACCCGCGGTCCCGTCACCTGAACGTCCGTGGCCAGCCAGCTGTGCTCGGTCCAGCCGTCCGGCGTCACCTGCTGTTCGTAGAGGTAGCGGATCACTGCGGTGTCCGGTGCGATGGTGCGGCTGGTGTAGGTGGTCTTCTGTTCCGGGGGGCCCGTCAGGCTGACGGTGACAACTACAGTGGCGACGGCTCGGCGGGGGTAGGTGGTGACGGCCATGGCTGTGCCTCTCTCGGTGGCTGGCGGTGCTGTGTGGGGGCCGGGTACCGGGGCCCGCCGTAGCGGGCCCCGGTGGGGTGTCAGATGCGGGTCAGCTGGTCCACGGGAAAGCCGCTGTACATGGCAAGGCGTCCGGCGTCCGGCGCTGCGTCCCACGCCACGAACACGTAGGCCCGGCCGAAGTCAGGGTCCTCGGACGACCGGACCCACGACTCGTTCCCGAGACGGACGGCACCCGCCCGCTCGATGCCGCCGATCACACCGCGGACGCGGGTGCCGTCGGCCCACAGCTTGCGGATCTCGTCCATGAAGGCCAGCCCGCGGATGCGGTTCATCAGGGCCTGCGATGCCGGGTCGGCGCCGCCGGTCAGCGGGATGAAGCGACCGGCTGCGGCCATCTCGGCCGGGGTCGGCAGGACCTTGAGAGTGGGAATCTGCTGCGTCATCAGCGGCGCGTCCTCGGCCAGGTCGGCCGCGGTGATCGGGTCAGCGTCCGCGTTGCGGCGCTCGGCCAGGTCCCGGGCTGCGTAGAGGCTGCTGATCCCGGTAGCCACGAAGGTCCCGTCGGTCCGGTCTTCCACCGCGAAGTCGAAGCCGTTCGACACGAACGTCCCGTTGGTCCGGTCTTCCATCGTAAAGTCGAAGCCGTTCGCCACGGCGCGGTAGCGGGCGACCGGCTCGTCCTCGGCCGGGGCCACGGCGACGGCGGGCGACTTCGGCGCCTGCTCTTCCCACCGCTTGCCACCGGCCTGGCCGACCAGGACGCGGTCCGCCTCGGGGCGGTCGTTCAGCTGGTTCATCGCGTCCATGCCGAGGCTGGTCAGGTCGCTGTACTCGTGCGGCGCGACCAGCAGGCCGAGCCGGTACAGCCGCATGAAGGTGGCCTGCTTGTCGCCGCGGTAGGCGTGGACGCGGTAGGTCGTCACGCCGTTCACGGTGTGCGTGCGGGCGTTGCGAAGGACTCGGACCTGAGTCGGGCTGAGCTTGGCGTAGCGGTCCACGGTGATGCCTTCCGTTCGTTGCTTCCTGCTGACAGATGAAAGACTAGCACCCCTCGGCCAGACATGCAACAGCCCCCGAGGATTGATTCCCTCGGGGGCTGCGGCGCCGGTCAGCGGCGGCCGGTCACTCGTCCCGTTCCAGCGGGATGCCGCCCCGGCGGGGCTGGACCTGGTGCTGCTCGGCGACGGGCTGCACGGGGGCGCCAGCGGCCTCGGGGGCCGGTGCCGGGACCGGCGGCCGCCCGGCCGCTGCGGGTGCAGTGGGCAGGGCATTCCAGGCCGCAATGGACCCCAGGAAGACCATGACCAGGGTCATGAACCAGACGCCCAGCGGCAGGCCGCGGAAGACACCGAGGACGATCACGCCCCAGGTGGCGACGTAGCCGAAGGCGGCGATGAACTTGACAGTCATGAGTCAGATATCCTTCCGGGACTGAAGCTCGGGAAACTCGCGACGGATGGCGTCGCGGCGGTACTGCGAGATATCGGCCACGGCCCAGCCGATGCAGGCGCCCAGGGCGGCGATGCTGGCGAGCACAATGGCCAGCGTGTTGCCCTGGAAGATGAAGGCCACGGTGACGAGCGAGCACACGGCGATGCCGATGTTGCACAGGATTATCGAGCGCATGTCAGGTTCCGTTCTCGGTCGGCTCTGGCGTCTTGACGCCGGACCAGTCGACGGCTAGCAGGGACTTCAGCGGCGGGGGCGGACCGAAGGTGGGCAGCGGATGGCCGATGCGGGCGTAGCCCATGGCCGCCAGCGCGAAGGCGTCCACCATGTCGTACCGGCCGTCCTTGACCTTGACACCCGCGAAGTCCACCTGGTGGCGGTCAAGGACGGCCTGCTGCATCTCGGGCTTGCTGGCCCGGCCGTTGCCCGCCGTGTACGCCTTCAGGGTCGACGGCGGGACGATGGCCACGGGGATGCCGCAGCGCCACATGTGCACCCGCAGCATGAGGCGCAGCGCGGCCAGTTCCTCGTGCCCGGTCTGGACGTTGCGGCTGTAGGCCGACCCTTCCATCACGACCAGGGTGGCCCAGGGGTTCAGCGTGAACTTGCGCATCTGGCGCAGCAGCCGGTCCATCCGGGCTTCCAGCCGCTCGGTAGGTGACGTCTGGAAGACGTCGTGCTCGGTCCCGTCGCTGGCGCCGGTGGACGTGAGCGACACGTCCAGCCCGATCACGCGGAAGGGGTCGGTCACGGGTTCACCAGCCGCATGGCGTTCAGGTTGGCAGCCAGCTGGCTGGCGTCCTCGGGGGTAATGTCCACGCTGACGTGCCAGTCCATCCGGCGGCCAACCATGTTCGGGTGAATGGTCCACGACCATCCCGCCTCGATCGCGTCACGGACGTCGCCCTCGCTCGGCGACTCGGGCCCACGGCCCAGCTCGGACAGCGTGAGGCAGCTGGCCGTGGCCCGGTCGTACATGGTGCCGGGACGGGCGTCCGCCGTGACACCGAGCGACACCATGGTCTCGGCGTCCCGGATATCGCGGAACGAGATGCTGACGTCCCCGTCGTCGGCCAGGTAGCAGCCCATGTGGTTGATACCCAGCAGATCCATAACGCGGCTCAGTTCCTCTACCGTGAACTGAGCCAGCTCTTCGGAACCCATCCAGTCCTGCGCCATGTCCACTGCCCTCACACCTTCGCGGTCGTCGCGGCCGGTCACTTGCTGTACTGGTTGCGCGAGCCGTCACGGTGCATCGGCTGGACGCCCCGCTTGCGGGCGATGCGAAGCACGTGGTTGCGGTCGACACCGACGGCCGCCGCGATGGCGGACGGGCCCAGGATACGGCTGGCGTAGACCATGGCCACCACACGGTCGCGCTCTTCGCGGGCGGTCTTCTCGTCCGCGGCCGCGTTGCGCTGCGCCTTCGCGGCGCCGCTCAGGCGGACGGTGGCGTCGGCCCGGTCGGCATCGGTGGCATCCGCGTAGACGCGGGTCTGCCGCACGCGGCCGTCCTCGTCCCGCTGCGTGTCGCCGAAGTCGGACCAGATGCTGTCGACGTAGTTGCGGTCCCGGCCGATGGCCTCGCCCATCTGGTCGACGGTCAGCAGGCCGGTCGGACGGATATGCACGATCGTGCCGCGCAGCACGGTCATCAGGCTGGTGGACCGGTTGACCGCCGCATCCAGTTCGTCGCGGACACGGCCGAGGCTGGTGCGGGCGATGTTCTGGTTCTCGATCTTCTCGGCGATCTCGGCCAGCACGGTGAGGCTGTCGGCCGCTGCGTTGGCGGCCTTCAGTCCGGGGCTGTCCTGCTCGTCGCGCAGCTTCGCATTCATGATCCTGTCCTATCCGGTAGTGGTTGCTTCGTGCCTTCATACTCGCACAGATGGGGGCCCGGTGCAACCAGCACCGGGCCCCCGTTCCTGCTGCTCAGGACTGGACGTACTTCCCGAACCGCTCGTCCAGCGCGCGGCTGGCCTTCGCAATGGCGATGCCGTCCGAGGCGTCACCCTTCCTCAGCCCCTCGGGCACGGCCCGGCCGAAGCCGCGCAGCAGCTTAAGCTGGCCGTCGCTCGCGGGGCCCCGACGCCAACTGGCACGCCGGTTGTTGTACGTGTAGCCGGTCTGCTCGGCGAAGGATTCCAGGGCGGCCACGGCGGTCACCGCGTCGGTCGCACCCTCGTCCAGCCGCTTGACGTCCACGCGGCGGCCGGACCCCACGGCGAGGCCGTGGAAGAAACCGCCGTCCGGGGCGGGCAGCAGGAAGACATTGGTCTCGTTGCCCACCGGCAGGAAGCGGATGCCCGCGTCCGTGACCAGCCAGGTGTAGCCCGAGCCCTTCAGTTCCTCGCCCAGAATGTCGACCTCGGTCAGCGTCTTCAGGACCTGAACGTCGACTTCCTTCGTCTGGATCTGGGGGCCCTCACCGCGGCACGCGCAGTCGATGTTCAGGTGGCAGGCGCAGGCGTCCAG